AGATATAGCAGAACTTAGAGATGAAACTGCTAGAGCAAGATTAGAACAGCAAGCTAGATTTAAATTGTTAGATGCCAGAAACAAAAACAATTAAAGGTTGGTACTGGGATGACGTTAATAAACGTATGTACCGATGGCATGACTTAATGTTATTACTCAAAGAAAGAGAGTTAAAAAAACAAAAACAAAATGCCTAAAAGTTGGGTCAAAGAAAAAATTACTCGTATTAAGAAAAAAACCTCTATCGGCAACAGTCGTTTAAGTGATGGCGCTGGAACTAATAAAAATCAACGGCGAAAAAAATATAGAGGGCAAGGTAAATAAAAACTTGCAAATAATTTATTTAACCAAGATAATAAACAACATGATAAAAAGAACTGAGATATCACAACAAAAAACTCCAACTGTAACTAAGAATAAAGCTAGGTACAGTAATAAAGGTCTTGCTCCTTTAAAAACAGACGCAGGAACTTTTGATGCCAATACAACACCTAAACCTGGAATGGGCAAAGGTAAAGCTAGAGGTATGGGCGCTGCCGAATATGGTGGCAAGTTTTCTGGCATTTATTAAGTGTCGGTAGTTTGGATAGGCCAAAAATTTTTAAAAGAAATTGAGGCTCAAAAAGAAAGTGTAAGGGATGTTATTTTAGCTGGGGCTAAAGACTTTGCACAATATCAGTATCTGTGTGGACGTTACAGCTCTCTCGTTGACGCAGAAAATTCATTTAGGGAGCTGCTGGGAAAAATACAAGAAGATGCCGAAGATACACGTACCTGACCATGTTGCTCAAGCAATAGAAGAAGAAACCAAAACCAAAAACGAAGCCAAGAAGAAAGCAGAAGAAACTCCTGCTACCGAGGAATCAATTCCTTATGTAGAGCAAAGCGCAAGAGTTTTAGATCCTACTCTTTTAGATAAATCAATTTTAGAAAGAATGCCTCAACCGACTGGATGGAGAATACTTATTCTTCCATACAAGGGTAAGGCAGTAACAGAAGGTGGAATCCACTTAGTACAATCAACAGTTGACAGAGAATCTCTAGCAACGGTTGTAGGGTATGTTGTTAAAATGGGTCCTGATTGCTACAAAGACTCCAGCAAGTTTGCTGAGGCTTGGTGTCAGGAAAAACAATGGGTGTTGATAGGAAGATATGCTGGCGCTCGCTTTAAGTTAGGTGATGAATCTGAATGTAGAATCATTAATGATGACGAAGTGATAGCTACCATTTTAGATCCTGACGACATCCTTGCAGTATAAGGAGCAAATATGTCAGAAGAAGCAAAAAAAGAAGAAATAGTTGATGAAGGTGAAATTGTTGAAGTAGATTTACCAGAGGAAAAACCTAGCGGTAAAATTGCAGATCTAGCACCTAAAGAAGAGCATGACGAAGAAGCTCAAGAAGCTATTGAAGATGTCTCAGAAGAACCAGAGGAAAAGTCAGCTGATGAGTTAGAAGACTATTCTGAAAAAGTTCAAAAAAGAATTAGCAAACTTACTCGCAAATTAAGAGAGGCTGAAAGAGGCCAAGAATCTGCTTATGAGTATGCAAAAAGGATTGCAGAAGAAAATCAACATCTTAAAACTAGATCTTCAAGCCTAGATAGATCTTATCTACAAGAAGCAGAAAGCAGATTAAAATCTCAAAAAGCACAAGCTTTAGCAGCCTTAAAAAATGCGCATGAAGTTGCAGATTATGAAAAGGTTGCCAAAGCTCAAGAAGTTTTAGCAAAAATAGCAGTAGAAGAAAACAAAGTAACTACTTCAAAATCTCAACTAGAATATCAACAAAATGTTCAAGCAGAGCAACAAACTAACTATCAAAATTATGTTCAACAACCTCAACAAAACGCTGTTCCTCAGCTAGGAGAAAGAGAGCAAGCTTGGGTTGAAAAGAACGAATGGTTTGGTCAAGATGAAGTAATGACCATGGGTGCTATGGCAATCAACAATCAGTTAGAGGCTGAAGGCTTTGACGTTGGTTCAGAAGAGTACTATACTGAGGTCGATAGGAGAATTCGTAAAGAGTTCCCGCAGAAGTTTACAGAATCTTCTGTTAAATCTAAGCCTCAACAAAAGGTGGCTTCAGCTGGAAGAGTTGCTGGTAATCCAGGCTCTAACAAAAGACAAGTAAAATTGTCTCCATCTGAAGTTCAAATGGCTAAAAGATTAAACGTACCGCTTGGCGAGTACGCTAAATATGTTAAAAGGTAAAACTATGACAGAAGATAAAAAAGATTTAAACAGAACACCACGTTCTGCCGACACTCGAGCTAAAAAAGTTGCTCGCAAACCCTGGAGTCCACCATCAATGTTGGATACTCCTCCCGCACCTGAAGGTTATACCTACAGGTGGATCAGAGCTGAAATCGCAGGTAGCGAAGACAGAAAAAATGTAACTTCAAGGATGAGAGAAGGTTTCGATCTTGTCAGAGCCGAAGAGTTAGATGGATTCGAGCTTCCTACTTTAGATGACGGTAAACATGCGGGAGTAGTTTCAGTTGGCGGTTTGCTGCTGGCTAAGATTCCTAACGAAACACGCGAAGAAAGAAACTCCTACTTCGCAGATCGTGCGCACACTCAGCAAGATGCTGTAGATAACGATTTATTAAGAGAATCTGACCCAAGCTCTCCGATGTTAAAACCAGAGAGATCAAGCAAAGTAACTTTTGGCGGTGGTCAACGTAGTTGATCATCACTTTTTTTAATTTTAAATAATATAGGTGACTTATTATGTCTAACAAAAATGCACCCTTTGGAGCAAGAGTAGTAGGTAAATTAGGTTCTGGTGTTGCTAATGGCGGCATGACGGAATATAAAATTGCTTCTGGCGCTTCTGGGAATATTTTTTCAGGCGATTTAGTTAAGATGCTTAATACTGGTACTATTTTAGTAGCAGCAGCTGGTGATGAATCAGTAGGCGTCTTTAGGGGTTGTCAGTATACTGATAGCAGCGGAGACGTTGTTTTTAGTTCTTACTTCCCTGATGGAACTGTATCGTCCGATATTGTAGCGTTTGTGGTAGATGATCCTAATGCTGTATTTGAAATTCAGAGCGCAGGTTCTCCAGCGCAGACTGATGTTGGCTTAAATGCAGATATTTCTTATACTTCTGGCTCAACCAAAACTGGTATGTCAGCGGTAGAATTATCTGGAACAACAGCCGCAACAACTGCGACTTTCAGAATTATGGGCTTTAGCTCTGATCCAGATAACAGTACTACAGGTTCAGCTAACGTTAACGTTATAGTTAAGTTTAATGAGCATTTCTATGTCGATCCTACAGGAGTTTAATAATGGCAATAAATAGAGCGCAATTAGCGAAAGAATTAGAGCCTGGCCTAAATGCCTTATTCGGTATGGAGTATGCTAGGTATGAAGCAGAACATACAGAAATCTTTGATACAGAGAGTTCTGATAGAGCGTTTGAAGAAGAAACTTTAATCGTTGGGTTTGGTAATGCTGAAGTAAAAGCTGAAGGAAGCGGAGTCAGATTTGACAATGCTAACGAAGGATATACTTCTCGTTATACTCACGAAACAGTTGCTTTAGCATTCGCGCTAACAGAGGAAGCTGTTGAAGATAATTTGTATGATCGTCTTGGTGCTAGATACACAAAAGCATTAGCTAGATCTATGGCTAATACTAAACAAATCAAAGCTGCGGCTGTATTGAACAATGCGTTCTCTACTGCTGGTGGTGATGGTGTATCATTAATCAATACTGCTCACCCTCTAGGGGGCGGCGGTACTTTAGCAAATAGAGCAACCACTATGGCGGATCTTAATGAAACTTCACTTGAAGATGCATTAATTAATATCTCTACATTTACGGATGATAAAGGTCTTAATATTGCACTAAAAGGAATGAAGTTGATTGTTCCACCTCAGTTGCAGTTTGTTGCTGACAGATTATTACAAACTCCTGGGCGAGTTGGTACTTCTGACAACGACATTAACTCAATCAGAAATCAAGGTATGATTCCTGATGGCTATGTTGTAAATCATTATCTAACAGATACAGATGCTTTCTTCTTGAAAACAGACTGTCCTGATGGATTTAAGTATTTTGAAAGATCTCCAATGCAAACTGCATTAGAAGGTGATTTCGATACTGGAAACATGAGATACAAAGCTAGAGAAAGATATTCATTCGGATATTCTAACTTCAGAGCCGTTTACGGTTCTCAAGGAGCTTAATTGAACGGTTGATTGTAGCGTTTTTTACTCAACTACAATTATTGGGGGCTTAACAGCCCCCTTTTTTTCCTCTAAATTTACAATTCGTATAAAAATATGTAGAATTGAGGCATGAACATTCTTAGTGATGTTGTGTCCCTATCTCAAAACCCCTGCACAGGTGTTTGCTCAACTACGTATGGAACAGACGAACAATGTGCTGGTTGTGGCAGAACTTTAGAAGAAATTAGAGATTGGAATAGCTATTCTGATTTACAAAAAAAATTAATCAATATAGACCTAGCGGTTAAATATGACATAAGGCAAAAGAAGGAGTACAACAACATGTCAGTAAATTCAAAAATTCAAGATATAAACGGTAGATTAATTACAGCTCAAGCACTAATAGAGATGGTGGGAGCAGATATGTTAGAACATTTTGGTAAGGACCCTATCATCAAAGAAACCTACGAATCATTAGTAGAAGCAAGAAATAAAGTATTGGAAGCAAAAGATTCACTTCCTATTGCTTTAGAAGATGCCTCATAGTAAACTGAATTCAGTTAATTAGCTTGATGAGGACCGTAAAGGTTTCCATTAATACAAATAAAAGGAGTTCATAATGGCTAATCCACATTTTCAAAATCTAATACTATGGGCAGGTAATACTGTTGCTAGTAAAAGTAAAAAAGACTTACCGATGTTTCAACCATATCCATCGGATCAAACGTACTACGGTTATTTTAATGACTTTATGACGTACAACTCTGGTGATTGGACAATCACTACAACTGAAGCTGGTACAGGAAGTGCAACAGAAGCAGTTACTTCATCCGCTGGTGGAGCTTTATTGCTTACTAATGCAGCTGGAGATAACGATCTAGACTTCTTACAGTTAAAAGGCGAAGCATTTACACTTGCTGCTGGAAAAAGAGCATTCTTTTCAAGCAGATTTAAAGTAAGTGACGCAACTCAAAG